CATAGGTATTGTAATGACTCTAAAGTTAACTGATTTATCATATCTAGGCATTAACTGTTCTTGTGCACTACGAAAATAAGAAGCAAGCCCTAATATACGTCGAATAAACATATTGACATTTTTTAGACTACCGGTTGAGGAGTCAATAAAATAAGATCGGAATTCATCGAGAGAGTCTGGCAACGCCTTATATGTTTGTACCGTAATGCTGCCTGATTCAATAGCAATATCTTTTCCACGGAGTGTTGAAATAATGAGACGTTCAAAATCTGTATCACTAATGTAAGACGACTCTGATTCTGATTCTATACGTATAACACCATTGTACTGGCCTTTTTCGTTCATATTTACAAAACCAAATGGATTACGTGTAACAGTAAGTATATGAGAACTGTCATCGTAATCCATAAAGTCAAGGCTATTTACTGATTCAAATAATTTAGAAAGAGATTTTTTATCGATTTTTGATCCTGCTTTTGCACTAACTTGTAGGGGGAATTTCCACGTTTTTATATATCCTCGTAAAATATTAAATATTACAGCTACTTCATTTGGGTAGTTAATAATGGGTGTTCCACTGAGGAGAATAATTTTCACATTTTGAGCGTTCATTAATAAATCATACATTTGCATCGACAGAGACGAAGGGCGTTTTAATTTATTTACTATACGACTAATAAAATTATGCGCCTCGTCTATGATTACAACGTGGTCGCTAAACGGATTATTATTAGAATCAACAGGCATAGCCTTTAATGTGCTCATCCTCATACCATTATAATTATAAAACGTATATTTAGTTTCGATCATCTTATTTAATTGTGTTTCAAGGCTAGTTAACTGGTCACGGGTTAATGAAGTATAATTAGAAGGTTTTTTTACATTAACGAGCCATGCACCTTTTGCGGATTTAATAAAATCTTTTGGTAATGATAATATTGCCGACAATGTGTTTATCATGGGATCTAATGGGCCAGTAATCTGTACAAATTCCCAGAATTGATTTTTTTTATATATTTCATCGCCGCATTTTTTCAACTCTTCAATATAGTTTCGTCGTAGAGATGCAGGTGTTAACACAATTATATTTTTATGTGTTTTTAATCCTTCGGCAATTGCAATAGAAGAACATGTTTTACCACTACCTAGACCGTGATATAATAAAAGTCCACGATATGGTGTATATATATTTAAGTAGTCAGTAACTATTTTTTGATGTGTAAGTAAAGAAAATTCCGAATTTACAGCAGGATCACACGATATTTGATCCTGTTTACCACTCAACTCATCATAATAAGGCATAAATAGTTGACTTATAAAATTAATAAATTTTTGACGATTATTCATATAGTAACCAGACGCCATAACTCCTACATGTTTTTTCTGAGGTAGTCTTTCTCTTACCGCTGATCCAAGAATTTCCATATCGGTTATATCGTGCGACATTAAACCGAATTCTGGTTTAGCAGTTACTCTTGATCGTGAGGATTTTTGTAATGCTTCCGTTGCCGACTTTGTTAACTCGGTGGATACTTCTTCACCTTGTTTATCAGATAATGTATCCAGAAGTAAAGATGTGTCTTCAGTCAAAAATATATGCTTTGGCATTTTTTTTATAATTATGATTTGCCGAAATGTACTTGATGTTTCTGCAAATGAAACTTCCTTTATGGGCTGTTGTAATTTTACAGATTTTGCTTGTTGTTTTTCTTTGCTTATTTCACCAGGTTTTGCTATAATGATTGGTAACGCACCTCGCAAATTTTCTAATATACTTTTACGATCTACTAAATCATCCGAACGTTTGTCAATAACTGTTACTGGTGGTGGTTGGTAAGATGGTTCATCGCTACCTTCACCTAGATTAGGATCTATTTGTCTTTGTACAGGGAATCGAATAGTAATTCTTTGGCGTGGTTTTTGTTTTGCTACATTTACCGGTTTACCTGTTTCTTCTAATCTTGCTAAAATAGATGGAGGTGCTAACTGTTTTTGAAGTGCATTAATCATTTGTTGCGCAGCATAATCAACACCAGGGCGTTGACTTGGGAGTACTTTTGCTCCTACATCAGGTGCTTGTAAAACATCTAATTGTGATTGTGGTAGTTTCTCTTCTTCACTCATGTTTTCAGTATCAAGTAAATCTTCGCCTTGGGTTAAAAGAGATGCGATTGGTGGTGCGGGTAGTCGCGGCGTAGTGGGTACAGGTGCATTGGATGCAGACTCGAGAAGAGAAGTTGGAGATGCAATAGTACTCATTATATCGGTATATGATTTTGGTTTCAGAGAAAAATTCTGAGACTGTGACTGAAGTTTTGCTAGTGAACTTTTTAATTCTCTATTTTCTTCCATGTCAGATTGTGTTGCACTTGCAGGATCAGCTATTTTTGTATTAGATTCTTGTAATCTTAATTTCAAATTTTCTATTCTGGATTCAAGTTCGGTATTAGCTTCCATTATAATATATGAATAAAAATATAATTAAATAGAAACAGAAATAATAAACATATTTAAAAAATTATAAATCAAATATTGTTTTAAATAAGATAATAAAATAATAAGATTTTTGAATATTATTTATGATGCATATTATCTATAAATTGTAATATATAATACTAGATTATTTGTAATGCGTATTCACATGCCATTTGTTCTGCTTTTTTTTTAATCTTGTGAGTACCTGAAGCAAAGTGTACTAATACGTGTCCTTTTTCTTGACAAATTTCATGGATTTTTGTAAATGACTTGATATCATTATAGTTAATTGCTGTTTTATAATCTACTTGATATATTTCTTTACCTAAACATAAATAAACCCCCATAGTATAGCCAATATCTATATCATGTTGTATTTCTAAATAATCGGGTGTTGTCTTGAATTCTTTTTGAATCTTTACTTGTAATATATTTTTATAATTGTCATCATTCTTTATGAGAGATATCCAGTCGATATGTCTTTCAAAAACAGCTTCTATAAATTTCTGTGCCATTTGGAATCCGGGTCCCGTAACAAATACATTCTCAAACCACTTACCCTCATCGTGTACTTTTATTTTATTAAAATCAAGAAACAGTGCACCTATGAATGCTTCAAATAAACAGCCTAATTTTTTTAGATTCGTTCTAGTGCGTTTTTCTTCTGCATGTTTAGAAATAATAAACCATCTATGCAACCCCATATCGAGTGCAAGTTTTCCGATTGATTCATTTTTTACAATTGCTATTTTTTTCTCTGTCATAAATCCTTCGTTCTCTTTAGGAAACCTTCGATATAAGTAATATTTGGTAACACATTCTAGTACTCCATCGCCGAGAAATTCTAGACGTTCGTTTGACTTTGTTCGGAGAGGCATACAATTCGATGGCTGAGGCATTATTTTTATATTTTCTCTTGCATTTTCAAGTTGTGGGCGTTTTGTATAAGAAGCATGTATAAATGCCCTACGATAAAGTTCAAAGTTATGAAGTTGTGTTGGTATACCATAGGATGAAAGAATAGATTGAACTTCGCTCAATGTAATCTCTCTATTCTCTGGATTATATGGATTGAAGATATATCCATCTTCGCATTGAATAATGTCAGCATCATTCAATATATTTTTTCCTTGAGCATTTTGCGAAATTTGTGTTGTATTTAATTTAGGAGAATTAGACGGTGAATTTTCAGAACTTTTTGACATTTACGTATGTTTATTTGAATTGAGAGTGATAAGAATTAGAGAAAACTTGGTGATGTATTATTATTATATTTTAACTTTAAATGATTTCAATTTATTTTATAATCAAATAAAAATACTAAACAAAAATAACATAATATTAAATTGTATATTTGAGGATTTTTATATTTAGCATATATATAAAAAACAAAATGGTTGGAATGAATGTTACCGGAGGTAAGAGAACTAGATCTTCTGAGTCTCTTACCAATAGAGGATGTATCTTTGGAAGCATGGCTGGAATGCCTCCCACTGTAGGTGTTCCTGCAAGTCTTGTTCACACGTATCAACGTGATACAAATTATTGTAACTTTTGCATTCCTGTTGGATGCAAAGCTGGTTTTGCATATATGAAGGCGAATGGTTTGATATTTAGCTCCAAGTCTAGTAGCGGTGGTACTGGAAGAATGCATTCATCTCCCGGTATTGGAAGACTTTACGGACGCGGTAATCAAACTTTTGTTTAATATTTTTCTATATTGTTAATATTATTAATATATAATTTAGTATAATCTTGAAATATAATATTACAAGATTATATAATTCTATCGTAAATATGAGAAACGGACAACGCAGTAGAAACGGAAGATCGGCAATGGCTCGGCGAGTATTGTTTAGCGGACCGGGATCCGCCGATGGTCTTTATGCAAATACGCGAAATGGTGGTGGTACTAAAAAAGGAGGTGCGCAACCATCTGCAACTGGTTTTATGATTCCTTTTGGACAAAGAAGTCAGATTGCTGTACCTGCATTAAATGCTAACTATTTGTTTAACTTTAGACAGTACTATAACCCACCTCGCAATGGTGGTCCTCTTTTGTAACAAGGTCTTTATTATTGGGTCTGTATAACCCAAGTTTATACAAGTTTATTCCATTTTATTAAATAAATAGAATAAACAATTTAGAAACGCACTGTTATATTATTCATACTAGCATTTACATTTAACCAGTTTATTTTAGATTAGCTTTGTGTAACGATGATCATAAAACTCGATAACAGAGAATGTGATTTGATACCACTTATTGAACGACGCGTTGAAGCAATGTCTATTTTAGAAGAGGAAGAATGTAATAAAAATTCAAAAACTGTTGTAAAAAATAAGTCACCATCTAAATCTATGCGCGGAGACTTGCGAAATAATGGATGTTTAGTACCTTTGCATATTTTTCAGAATGTGGATGTTGTAGGCGATGCTAATACGGATGTCACAGGAGACGCGGGAGAAATAGAGAAAATCCACAAAATAAAAAAAATACAGCTCCCAATAGGAGATGTTGTATTAGAAGATAATTTGGGAAATACTATACTTATATTTGAAAGAAAAACATTGTATGACTTGGCTGCAAGTATTAAAGATGGGAGATACAATGAACAATCATTTCGACTAGATAAAGAAAATATACATAATCATAATATTGTTTATATTATTGAAGGAGATATTGAAAGATATAATGAGAAGCGAGGTCGTATAATGAAAAAAGTTCTTATAAGTAGTATGTTCTCGCTGATGTATTATAAAGGATTTTCTGTAATGAGAACAAATTCTATATGTGAGACAGCAGATGTTATTGTATATTTTGCGGACAAATATGAAAAAACTAGTAGCATTGATAAAAATAGAAAAGCGTATTATAGTTTGATTGAAAATTCCGTTATACAAAACAAAAATTTAGTTTTAGAAGAAAGCGACAGTAAGTCGGATGATAATGAGGATGAGAAATATTGCGGCGTATTTAAAAGTCATAAGGAAAAGAATGAATATATAACGCCGGATAATATAAGCATAATAATGTTATCATGTATTCCAGGGATAAGTTCAAAAATAGCAACTCAAATTATGCGTGAATATAAGACAATAAAAAATCTCTTATATCAACTCGATAAAGATGCAAATTGTTTAAATACATTTATGATAAAAACTGAAAAAGGTACATTACGAAAGATTAATAAAACATGTGTCGATAATATTAAAAAGTTTCTTGTGAATCGTACAAGCGGTGAATAATTAATTATTAACGGATATTGCTACATTATTATCTCTATAATAACCAGCGTCGATTAGTGCTTGTGTGAAATCTGCACCACCCCAGTTTGGATCCATTGGGTTTGGGCTTAAACCAGTGGTTTGTGCAATATAGTCTAGCATCATATCTGGGGTAAATTCACCTTGGTCTATATTTGATGCGTCATATCCTGGATACGAATTTACGTTATATGGTGGATCATCGCGTGACGCGTCGAGGAGTTTAGTAACATTTGGCATAATTTGTGGTGGTGCACTGCGATTGCTTGGTCTTGATGGAGGTAAACCGCCTTGTAGATCCATTGGTCCCGGGCGGATTTTATATGATTCTCCTCCTTGTGCGTCCATTGATTGTTGTAAAAATAAAACAGGACATATTAAGCCTGTAGAACGTTGCCATTGTAGGAATTCTGCGTATTCCTCTAAATTATTAAAAATAACTGGGTTTACGCCTGGTACCATTGTTTTTTTAGAATTATATAAATATAGTTGTGCACCTTTTTGTATAAGAATATTTGGACATGAATTATCTTGAGAAGAGGACATTGTTAGTGCTTCTTTGAAACCCGCAGATGTATAATTTAATACAAAATATGTAAATATTACAAATAAAATTAATATTATAAATTTTGTTGAATACATTTATATACTATATATTATATACTATATAAATTATATGTGCAATAAATATTTGTCGTTAGAAAAAAATATTGTCTAAATTTAATATATAGACATATAGACTAAAATATGATTGACAAAGATACACCTATTATTTTATCAGATAGTGATATTGCCGCGTTAAAGGGTAAACATGGTGTTGTTCTTTTTTATATGAATGGCTGTAATCCTTGTAATATGATAAAACCTCATTGGAATAGTGCAATTAATGATTTAAAAGAAGAAATAGGAGAAGAAATGATTTTAGGAGCAGTTGAACGAGCAGCAGTGGAGGGATTTAATAAGCACATTAATGTAAGTAGACATGTAAATGGTTTTCCTACTATTTTATACTTGCATCCGTCTAATCATAGTTCGCCTGAAGTATATAATGGTAGTCGTACTCATGGAGATATTAAGGTATGGATAAAGGAAAAGAAGAATAGAAGCAGTGGGGCAAAAAAGAATATGGAAAAAAAAAGATCGAATAAGAGCGGTTATCAGAGTGGTGGTGGCGGCAGTAGAGGTAGCAGTAAGCGCCGACGCAAAAGTATACGACGCACTAGTAAAAAGCGTTTCAGTTCACGCATGTATAGGCGACGTAAAGGTATGCGAAAGACAAAGACAAGTAGAATGAGTAAACGCAGGCAAAGTGGTGGTGGTTGCGGGTGTGGTAGCGGTAGTAGTAAGAGCGGTAATAATAGTAGTAGTATATTTGATTTTTTAAAACAAAAACAACAACAGCAAGAGCAATAATCTATATTAGTATTTTTAATTTGTATACTTATCATAAATTAAAAATTGAAATTATTAAATAGTATAATAACATATACAGCATTAAAAAAGGCACACACATATCAAATGTTGGAAAGTGAGTTAAAGAATCACATGAGTCTATTGTCCGCGCTTCAAGCAGAGGCGTCAAGGCAGGTAAAGTCAATTACGAGAGTTGATGATCTTAGTAAAGATCGTGCGGACGACTGTTACTATTATGGATGGTATTCCGATGAAATACAAAATGAACGCATCAAAACGCAAAATGGTAAAACGGTGGTGCATAAATTCAAGGGGCGTACGATGACTCCTCCTGCATATACATATTGGTATCAAGGTAGTAAAAAAGTGCTTGTTACCGATGTGACTCTGAATGCAGAGATTCAAGAGCGACATGAAAAATCAGGTGCAATATTTTTGGGGAAGCTTGACAAATATATTGGTCGTTCATATACAAAGTTATAGGTATGATGTACAGATAAATATTTATGTATGTTTTTTATCTTTTATTTTTTATTTTTTATTTTTTCTTAATAGTGCTATTTTTTTTATATTTATGTAAGCGTGTTCCTCGACGTTTTCTTCCTCCTCCTGGGCGTACGCTTTGTATATTTGCACCAGAAGATCGTCTGCGAAGTGCTGTCCCTGTTGCAACGCATATAAAAAATTCGCGCATTTCAGTAAGGGATATTTCTATACCTGCAATTGCGTCCGCACTAGGATATTTTTCTTTAGTGTATTTTTCGAGTTCTTTTACTGCTTCTTCATAAACATCGTCTACTTTTTTATTTATAGCAGTATTTTTTCCTCCAAGTATACCGGTTATATTTCCTAAAATATCTCTAAAAAAAGAAACAGAATGTACTATTGTTCCTCTTACTAGTCCGATTGGTGTGTACTCATTTTCATTATAGTTATTAACAGTAGTTAGTAGCATAATTTTTAGTAAATAGGTTTTATATTATATATATATAATTTATATTTTTCTTGGATTGAAAATTGAAACGAAAAATGACGTTAGATGTAAATGTATGACAACAAGAAAATATAAATCAAACCCATCTCAAGATGCAGACGCAGAACATGAGCGATGTACCTTCTATTGAGAACATCTCGAACGTATCAGGAAATGATGCGAAAAAGCGTCTTGTTTTCAAATTAAAGAAAGAAATTACGAATAACGACATTGTCTCGACTCGCAATGAAATAGAATCTGAAAAAAATAACAATAATATTTTATGTAGGGATGATCGCCACGATGACAAGGAAAAGAATATATCATTAATAAATATAAATAATCAAATATCTACGAATGAAACTAGTGGTACGGATGTTCCTGCTCCCACTCCTGCCGCGGTTATTAATACAAAACCAAAAATCGGTTTAAAAAAGGTGCCCAAAGGCGAAGAGTCTGCGAAGGTGCAGTGCAATGAAACAAATGACAGGGATAAGCTGAATGAATATTATTATAGACATCGCGAACAGAAACTCGAATATCAGAAAAAATATAACAAAGAACGAGGTGAGATAATAAAGGACTACAATAAGGACTACTACAACAAACAGCGTGAGAAAATTCTTGCAAAAGCCAAGACGAAAGTTATGTGTGAGTGTGGATGTGAGGTTCAGTTATTTAACATGAATTGCCACAAAAAGACAAAAAAACATCTTCGTCTTGTTGAAGCGAAAGTTGCACTGTTGGCAGCTAGTGCGTCCACAGATGCTATAGCATCAAACTAAAACATGTTTTAAACCGGTTAAACCTAATATCGGTTTTTTACTGTTTTATTTTTAGGGTTTTTTAGTAATTTATTTTTTTTGAATGATTTTGGTTTAATATGTAGTTTCAGATTTTGTTTATTGATGGCGTCTTTATAGTGATCGTTATCTATATCGTTTGCATCTTTATCAAAAAATTCTTTCATATGTTCTAGCATTTTTTTACTAACAATCACGTCCATTTCTTGTTCTTCTTTACTTTTTTCGGTAATATTATATTTTAAATTAGATATCATAAACTTACGGAAGTCATCTTTATTTGTTATATCTTTTGATAAGGGAGAATTAATAAAACGATCAACGAGTTCTACGGATGGGATATAGTGTTTATATCCTCTTACGTGTATATAGTATACACTATCATCTTCCATTTTGGGGTGAAATAAATCGTCTACAAAACATATTTCTATATCGCGTGGTAGTTTTGTACATCGGAAAAAATCGTCGACTGTTTTATCATGCGTGGTGCGATTAATTTCGAATATTTTACCATTTATTTTAAACGCGGATATGATTTGTTCGAATATTTTGGATTTTAGTTTCGTTTCAAAATATCGCGCTATATGTTCAACCCATGCTCTTTCGCCACTGTTATTCGTATATATCATTACCGCTTTGCATAGGTTATCTTTTTTTTTCTGAAGTAGGAATTTCAGAACATTTGTAATATATGGGCGTAAAAATTCAGGATACAAGTCTAATAATTCATTGAATATACTATATGCTTTATTTGAATTGTTAAAATAGTCATCGAGTAGTGTACAAAATGAGCCTAATTCTACGAAAGATCCAAGTGTTTCATCTAAATCAAATACTACTACTTTTTTGTTTTTTTTACTTATTTTTATATTTGTATTTATGTTTGTAATAGTATTTGTATTTAATAATTTAGGCATTTAACAATATAAAATATGAGTATATATTTTTATATTTGAAATATATCATTTGAAATATAGTATTTTGAATATTTTTATCTAAATTTAATATAACTTAAGTATAACAGTATACTAATGGGTCTTTTAAAAAAAAATGACTACATAAAAATATTAAATTATTATGATATACCAGTTTTACCTACAGATAGTTCTAAAACAATAAAATCTAAAGCAGAAAAAATATTAGCTGAAAAATTATGCAAATGTATTAAAAAGGTTAAAAGTTCAGACAATGAAACTATGAGCGAGAGTGATGCGGAAGAGTCAAAAGCAATTGGAGTCTGTACTGACTCTATTTTTCGAAGAAAAGGGCTTCGTCATGGTAAATTTACCTGTAAAAAATCTGCTAGACTTTTAAGATTCCCTGGGCAAAAATACTCCTTGAAAAAACGAAGCAAATATCTTTCAAGGAAACAAAAACTTAGACGAATGATGATGACGAGAAAAAGATAATAATATATCAACGATGTGATGCTGTAATTAATTTGTTATGTAGGTAACAAATTAATTTAATTTAATTTAATTTTTTATTTAAAAAAACACTCTGATGCTGTAGATTTAAGCGCTAGGTTTGGTCTGACGAGGCTTCTTTGGGGCACGAGGAGTTGACGGAACCGCACTGGGTTCGCTACTGGTTGTATGATGAGATGCCTTGGGAGTAGACTGAACAGGCGCATCTTGTGCTGACTGCTCACGTCTCTCTGTATGACGCTCGGGGCGCTCGGGACGCTCACCGCGAGGGCGATGGTAACTCTCACGAGTGTCTTGTTGAGAACGACGAACCAACATCCATTCGCCTCCGCGGCTGCTTCCGCGACGATCATAACCACCGCGACCTCCACGAGAATAACCACCACGGCCATGAGAACTAGAAGGACGCCTACTTACACCTTCGCCTCCAGTGCGATCTTGTGACGCACGCTGCTCATGTCTAGTCTCGCAAAACAACTTCCCACCCTTGACACCGCGAACATCTCCAGCTTGAAACTTGTGCTCACCCGACTCCATGCTGACAACCGAAAACTCCACATACTCACCTTCTACCAAATAACGGTACTGCTCCTGACTTACCGTAACCGCCGAGTGGTGAACAAAGACCTCGCTAGCATCCTTGAACTGATCGTTGCCGCCAACGACTGAAATAAACCCAAAACCTGTCTTGTTATTAAACCACTTCACGCGCCCAGTAAGACGAACGGGGGCTGATGTAACAGAAGAACTCGCAGAACTCATTGTAATGACTGATACTATAATATGTGTGGTGGCTTTAAGTATATTTTGAGAAATATTTATTATTAATCATATTTATCACATAATTTACGATTTTTTATATTATAATATTTTAATTAAATTCTTGCATTGTCGTATCATGTAAGAATAGTCAGGTTTTTCATCAAATTCCAAGGTATAAGAGTAGTCTAGTAATTTTTTAAATAAATAAGGAATACCTTCGCACAATTCTGTGGTTGTAACTTTTGATTTTACGCTATATACTAATTGATCTTTTGTTCGCGTATCTCCTTTTTTTGCCACAAGACCCATCCAAGGCAGCTTTCCTTTTATTAGATAAATAATTACATACATTATTGATACTATATCGTCGCGACGCGAATATACATCACCTTCATGTATGTTGAGACTGATATATCTTATCGTGCCAACAATTGAACGATTGTTGGTATTTTCAACGTGGTTATTTCCCTTCATATAAAATCGTGAAAGCCCAAAGTCTATAATGTGTAGTTTTTTTTCTTCGCCTATTTTTTTAAACATAAAATTCTCTGGCTTGATATCTCTATGTACTATACCTGCATCATGTATACGCCATATAATTTCTAGCATAGATATTAGATAATTAGTAATATCTTTTATATAAGGTTTTATTTCGTTTTTATCTCCTGTATCAACCGCAGCAGATTGTTGAGATGATGACGACAATGATCTTGGTGTTTGTGCTGTATCAAATGTCGAACAATCATTTACAGCGTCTACGCTAGATAACGCATGAGCAGTATCATTACTATTTTTATTATAATCAGAATCATTCAGTAAATTGTGAGGTAATGGCGGAGATGTAAGTGATGGTGATCGAGAATGTAAAGGAGATAAATCATGCTCACTTTGTCTACTATTTTGCGTCGTTAATACTGCATTAGTATCTGAATTTTTAATTGCCACTGATTCATTTGAATATAATTCTTTTAACTTTGCTACTTCCTCGCAAAGAGTATGAGAAAATAAATCCATGACAATTATATTTTTATTTGATTCTGTTCCATAATAACGTAGTTTTACAACACCAGGTGTACCTGATAAATGATTTAATATTTTTGATTCCCATAATAGTGTAGTAATATTTGCGGTAGTTGCTTCATACTTTATTGCGACGGCTTCACCAGATATAACATTTTTTCCTCTATGCACAGAACCAAAACTGCCAGAACCGATCTTCTTTTCGAATATATATTTTTTATTTATTAATGTTCTGTGACGGTATTTTTCGGGAATACTATTTTCTGTATTTTCATTTGGAATGCTATTTTCTAATAAAACGGGAGTATTATCTTCGGACATTCGTGGCGTGGGTTATATCTAGTTGATGTGTTGATGAGGTAGTGAAAATTACTGTTATATATAATATTGTGCAATATTTGTAAATCAATTTTATTAAATAACTATAACTATAACTATAAATAAGATAATATCGGTTTAGGTAGAATTTTGACTTATATATTTTAAAAATAATCGTAAGATTATAATACGATTATTTTATAACTGTTAAATGTATTTATGTACTGTAAACTTATATGTATATTAATGACTATATAAAATTGATATAAATATAATTAAAAAATATGTTATAAGTATATACAATGTTAACGTGGAACACTCGACGCAGTAATATAGGATTATTTAATTTAGTATTATTTGTTGGACTATATAATACATCAGTTAGTGCGATACCAATTAATGCTGTTGCAAGTTATGAGGGTATAAAGTATCCGATACATGTTGCATGTGAATGTATATTTACACTTTATGTAGATGGTGTATATGTTGGCGAAGGTAATAAAGAAAATTATGATCCAAAGTACGGGTCAACAGAATGGAATGATACAAAAAAATATTATCCAGTAATACGCGAGAACGAGCCAAAAATAATAGCATTTAATGGAATGGGTGGACAATATCCTGTATTTCCGAATGGTTTTATTATGGATATGAATGATGGTAAAGACTACACAAAATACAATGAATGGAAGTGTAAAGATTTTTCAAAAACCGCCGAGAAGACTCCTCCGTCAAATTGGTTTACTTATGATTATGACGATAGTGACTGGAACGTTTCGACATCTTATGGTGCTAATTATCAGAATAATAGTTTTCAAATGTTTGAAACTCCTAGATATTTTATAACATTGAATGCTGAATGGTTGTGGACGGAGACAAATTCAGATGCAGTTATATACTGTAGAAAGAAGAATCCAAATACACATACTTTACTGATTCCAACAACAATTCCTCCAACGTCGATGCCTCCTATAACGACACACCCCACAACGACTGCAGCGCCAACACATGTGGAAAAGAAAGTGCATACGTCTGTATCGCCAACGACACACCCCACAACGACTGCAGCGCCAACACATGTGGAAAAGAAAGTGCATACGACTGTATCGCCAACGACACACCCAGCAACGACTGCAGCGCCAACACATGTGGAAAAGAAAGTGCATACGCATGTATCACCAACGACACACCCAGCAACGACTGCAGCGCCAACACACGTGGAAACGAAAGTGCATACGACTGTATCGCCAACGACACACCCAGCAACAACGACT